AGTCTCATGATTAACTCCTTGTTATTAACTTGTTTTTACCTTGTTTTTACCTTGTCACGCTCTACCCTCGAGCGCTACCCCAATATAAGGAGAGAACAAGGTAAGAACAAGTTATTACCTTGTTTTGAACAAGTTATTACCTTGTCACATGTGTTAAGTACATTAATATAGACAGTTAGCGCCGGTGACTTCGAGTGGTTTCGACGGCGCTGTGAGGGGGTCAACTGGTGCACCTTTCGCACTCAACGGGATGAGGGAGCCGACCCGAGCCGACATGGGGGGTGGGTCGCAGGGGAGAGCCAAACACCCATTTTCTACACAGTTTTAGCCCAGTTTAGATATGTTAGAAACGAATACGCATGATTATACTAGGTTTGGAAACGGTTACCGAAACGGTTACCTAAACGGTTTAGCAAACGGTTTACCTAACGGTTACCTAAACGGTACTATATATAGGTATAGGTTTAGGTATAGTAAGAAAAGAGAAGAATAAAGAAAGAAACAAAAACACGCAAAAACCGTAAAAAAGTCATGTCAGGATACATCTTGACTCAAAATTATTTTACAGTTAAGTTTTAGCAATGCTTGTTACATGTCACGGCAGGAAGTTTGAGGTATATGAGAAACAAGACGCGATTAACAAAAAAGTAGATTTTAGGGCTGACTGGCGAAATGCAGATATTGGCGATTGGATACTCACTTCTGATGACAAGGTGCTTAAAGTCAGGGACAGAAAGGTTTGGACGGGTAATCGTGTTAAGCCTCTTATTTTTATTAGGACTGGGTATGGCGATACAACCATAACCAAGAAACACATCTATGCCTATAAAACAAAAAACTACGCAAAAGACAGGCGCAAAGATGCGTCCTACAATCCGGTTAAAAATACGAGACCCACTACTCTTCAAAAGATATTTCTTGACTACCTTACAAAAGTGGGTGAACCGACAAACTATAAAGGAAAAATCCTCTGGGACTCAGAGAGCATCATTACCGCCTACAAAATGGCTTACAGCGATAACAATGAGAACCAAGCCCTTCAGAGGGGTTATAGCATCCTCAAGAAAAAATTCGCAAAGGAATACATGAGTAAATTAATGAAAGAGCAGTTTGACGATATAGGGATAGACGACGAATATGTTGCTCTAAAGTACCGACAATTTGTAGAAGACGGGGACGTGCCCCACAGTGTCCGGCTGAATGCCTTGAACAAGGTAAGTGACCTGCGTGGACATAACGACAAACAACACCAAGAGGAAACACAGACAGTACTTATGCTTCACAAAAGCGAGGACGACAGGAAAATGCTCGCCGAGGCAAAAAAATTGTTCTCCAGCCGGCAGGGCTCTATGTTGATAAAAGAGGCAGAGGAGAATGTCAAAGCTCGAAATTCCAAAAAATGAGTTTATAGTTGAATTGGATGAGCAAAGAAGGGGGCTCATTATTTTGGATGGGAACACTTACTACCTCGACGGGGAGGTTGCTGACTTGGTAAGAAACATGCTGGAAGAGATTGATACTCTCAGGATTCTTAACACCGCGTTACAGGATTCTGCGGGTCAGACGGGAGTTGCTTAATGGGCTTTACAAACAAAGAGAAAAATGTTTTGCTTAGGAGGATGGCGATTGACCCCATTTTTTTCGCGAAATTCATATTGGGCGATAACACTCAGCCCATGAATTACCACATTCGCTCCAAGACACCTGATTTTCACCGGGAAATTGTTGACGCCCTGAACAATCTTAAAAAGGGCGACAAGCTTGCGGTGGCTGCACCACGTGGTCACGGGAAAAGCACGCTTATTAACCTTGTTTACCCGTTGCACCAGATTTTGTTCGGTGCGGAGAAGTTTGTTTTGCTTATATCGGAGTCTGAAACACAGTCAAAGTACAATCTTGAGGCAATCGGGAACGAAATTGAGCACAATGAAAAATTGAGAATATTTTTTGGAGACAGAAAGGGAGAAATTTGGGGAAAAGAGGAAAAAGAAATCATAGGAGCCTTTAAAGCGGACGGAACACCCTCATTTACCTGCAAACTGCTGGTTCGTGGTAGTGGACAGAAGGTTCGTGGCTTGAAATACGGTGCATATAGACCAACACTGACCATTATTGACGATGGAGAGGGAGAAGCCAACACTCTTACCACCGGACAGAGAGATAAGTTTCGACGCTGGCTAAACGCCGCGGTTATACCGGGTTCAGACTCTGCTCGACTAATCAATATCGGCACCATTGTCGACGAAGAGTCATACTTGAACAGAACAGCCGGTTCTAAGGCATACCACAGGGACGGAACGAAAAAAGCAGGCGGATGGCAGAACATGTTCTATCAGGCAATCCTCCAAGACAGAAAAGAAGGAGAGTTTATCGCTAGTGGCAAAGAGGTGCTAAACAAAAAGGGCGAGACGCAGGTGCTATGGCCCGACAGAAGACCACATAGTTGGTTATCTAGAGAAAGAGACCGGCTAATTTCTGAGGGAGACGTTGCTTATTTCTATCAAGAATATCAAAACATCCCCATGGACGATTCGTTCAGAGTGTTCAAGAAGTCCGACATTCAATATTGGAATGGTTTTTATGCGTGGGAGTCAGGGCAGTCGTTCTTGGTGAAAAATGACAAGGGAGAGAAAACGCGGTTCCCGGTTAATGTGTTCATTGGGGTTGACCCAGCATCATCAGAAAACGTGAAAGCAGATTACACGGTTATTATGGTTGTAGCGGTTGACAACAAGCATAATATATATGTTGTGGATTATTTCAGAGGACAGGTCACACCCATGGACGGCGCCGATAAGATTTTCGAGCTCGCTGACGAGTATCACCCCAGATGTATTAATATAGAGGAAACAGGCCATGTTATGCTTTCGGACTATATCATTAGAAAGTCCAAGGAGTCTGGTCGGTTTCTTAACATCAACCCTAAAAAAGCTATTAAAACCAAATATTATAGAATTAAACAAATGCAACCAATGTTCGCATCTAAGGCAATATACCTAAGAGAGAAGCAATACGAGCTGGAGCAGGAGCTGCTCTCTTTTACGGAGATTGGAAAACACAAGAAAGATACTTTGGATGCTCTTCGGTGGGCAACCGACGATATGTGGGCACCAGAGCTAGAACGAAACGAAAAAGGTGAGTGGGAAGAGCCCTCTCCTTTGGTAGGCTCAGACTGGCAAACAGGACAATTAATTTATGCTTGATTTTGTCGTCAATATAATTGTAAGATTAACAGGAACTTAGAGCATTTTAGGACGTATCTTGGACATACTGCGTGATTATGCCGAAAAAAGATTTACCGGTTCAATAACTTTGCACTTTGTTCAAGGTTTCGTCAAGAAGATAATTAAGCAGGAGAAAATTCCTCTGGACTAATCTAATTTAGGACATAGGCGACACTTCAAATGCCATTTTTTTCGTCGTAAGGCGGAAGAATGGCTTTTTTTATGGCAAAAAGAATAAATCCAAAACAACTACAATTACCCAGCTTAGACGCTGGCGACGTACGGAATGAATACGTTTTGTATAACTCGTCTTCCGCTGACCACCTTTATCAGATGGCTGAGGATGAAGCCTTTTATTTAGGCAACCAGCTTACCGAAAAGCAAAAAGAGTATCTTGTCTCTGTTGGGCAGCCCCCAGAGTCTAACAACAAGATTAGACCAGCCGTTGAACAGGTTTTGTCAAATGTTGCTGCTAGTTCCCCAGAGTGGGACATCAGCCCAGTGGGGAAGCTGGACAATGAGTTAGCATACGTCTACAATGCTCTTTTTGATAAAATTTGGTATGATTCAAAGGGCGATGTCCAGTTTAGGAACTGTGCTAAGTCCTTTATTATCAAGGGGTTATCATATCTATATGTATATCCGGATTGGCACGCCGACAACGGACTTGGTGCTCTCCGGTTAAAATATATCCGACCAGAAGCTGTGTTGGGAGACCCCAACTCAGCGTTGCCAGACTTTTCTGATGCGTCCTCGATTATATATTCCGACCTCCACACAAAGCACCACCTGCAGGAAGCCTTCCCACAGTACGCGGATTTAATTGAGGACGCTGAAGAAGATTATCTGTTATCAGAAACCGGCTCTGACAAATACGCTAGAGACCAAGTTCTTACTAGAGCAGACATGCCGGAAGACCATCAGCCTAAAATAAGAAAATACATAAGGTGGACAAAGGTAAGCGTACCTATAGCCGTGATAACGGAGACATTAACCGGTAATACGCAAATATTTGACCGAGAAGGATATATAGAGCTCACAAAAGACCCACAATATGACGAGTTTCTCAAAGACGGTGTTATCCAAGAAACACTATCTTACGAGACGCGCGTGAGGGAGTCTTGTGTGTTTGGAGATAAAATGGGGTACGACAATGTGCTACCCATTACAAGATACCCAATTATCCCATCTTGCAACGAGCACTCTGGGACACCATATCCTTCTGGGGATGTGAGACATGCTAAAAGCCCACAAAGAATGCTAAACAGGACAGAGGCTCTTCTTATTGCTCACACCACAGCAACGTCAAACTTCAAACTGGTTGTAGAAGACGGTGCTATTGACCCCAACGAGCTGGCGAAGTGGGCTGTCCCAAATGCTATTGTTCGTGCTAACCCCGGAGCTTTGGCGCAAGGTAAAATTAAAGAGTTCTCACCTCCAGCGGTCAGCTCACAGCTTTACAATGAAAAATCTAGATATGAGCTTGACATCGAACAGGTTTTTGGGGCTTATAAGTATCTACAGGGCTATGCTGCAGAATCACCGGGAACAGTGGGTGAGGCACAGCTGGTTGATGAGGCTGTTGCCAGAAAACAGAATTGGAAGATAATGCCGCTGTTTGATATGCTAACACAAGCGGGACGAGTTGTTAAAGAGTGGATTCCTTTTGTGTATAATCAACAAAGGGTGATACGACTGGTTAACGAACAGGGTGAACAGCAAAATGTAACTATGAACCAGCTTGTGAAAGACAAGTCTGGTTCGGTGCAAAGAATGTACGATATGATTTCAGCTGACATGGACGTTAGAGTGGTTATTGGCTCTACACGCGCTAAAGCACCAATGGCTGAACTACAAAAAGATTTAGCTCTCATGAACGCAGGTATTTATGACAGGACTGAAGTGATTATGAACCTTCAGGGCGATGTTGACAAGATTGGTCTTGTTCAGCGCCATGGTGAAATCGCTCAGCTGTCACAACAGGTTCAACAACTTGGAGAACAGGTGAAGAAGTTGAGCGGAGACCTGCAAACACGAGAAAGAGAAGTTTTCCACGCGAATATGCGTGCAGAAATAGCAGAAGCCACCAAGCCAGTAGCTCAGGCGATTAACAATGTTAAGGCTAATGCGAAACTTGAAGAGTCAAGGCAAAGAGATAAAACGCGCCAAGCGGCGCAGGATATTGACACCTTGATGAATACGGTTAACTCAGAAAACCGAGCTTCCGCATGACGGAATAACTCATAAGGACAGGAGCACCGAACAATGAGCGACGAAAAAGAGACAAAAGAAGCTGAACCAGAAGGTGGAGAAACCCTCATGGGGGCGTTAGATGATTTTAACGCTCAAATGGAAGGCCCTCCAGAGGAACAACAAGAGCCTGCTGAAAAAGAGCCTGATACAGAGCCGGAATCTCCGGAAGAATCAGAGCCCTCAGATGAGCCGGCATCTGAACCTCAACCAGAGGTGAAAACTTCAGAAGAACCACCTACCGTTGAAGAAGAAGCACGGTGGTTGATTGAAGGAAAGTTCAAAGACAATGATGAGGGCAAAGAAAACCTCGCAAAATCTTATAAAGAGATGCAAAGCCTTAGAGATAAGGATAGAGCTTCTTTTGAACAAGAACGCGACAACTTCAAGCCCTTGCAAGAGCTGGACACTTATTTGAAAGAAACACCGGAAGCGGTGGAAGCAATTCAACAGGTTGTGGCTAAAGAGAAGGATTCTTTACAGTCTCCTGAGCAGCCTGATGATTTTGATGTGCTTGATGTTTTTACACCGGGCACTTCTTCAAGTGAGTGGTTTAATAAAACTCTCGATTTTAGAGAAGAGCGCGGCGCCAGAAGGGCGCTGGACGCGATTGCTAATACCGAGAACAAAAAATCGGCTGAACAAGAACTTCAAGATGAGGGTCTTAGCGCTGAAGACATTGAGTCTTACAAGCAATTTATGCAAGACCCTACAAAAGCAACCACCAAAAACCTTGTGCGTACGTGGCGTCTCTTAACAGATAGAGAGTCTGCTGAGTCAAAAGAGGGCTCGGCAGAACCGCCCCAAAACGAACCGGGGAAAGTCCCGCAGGTGGAAAGAGTAGTGTCCGCTGCCGCCATAAGCGGCTCGGTGCCACAACCCAAGCCAGCTGCAGACAAGAACATGGAAGAATTTTGGGGAGGTATTATGGAACATTCCAAATAGACGGAGATAAATAACAATGGCTGTAAACTACGGTACAGGTACCGCAACACAGTTCACTGATGCTACACAACGTCAGGTTCTTGAGCTTGGAAAGAAGATACATTACTACAATCCAAGCGTCACTCCTATCCTCACTGTCGGTGGAAGAGCGTCTACTCGCGTATCTCCCGTCCCCATTTATGAGTGGATGGAAGATGAGTATATGCTCAAAAAGAGCATTTCTATAGTTTTTGGCTCTGGCACTCTAGGTAACTCAGCAACTTCTGGTGTTAATAACGCCAGCTGTGTTGTGTTTCTTAATCGCCAAGCCCAAATGGAAATGTTTGAAGTCGGTGGGGTATACAACGCCTCTGTTAGTGGAGGCAATGTTGGATTGGCGAGCATGGTAGCTTATATGTGTATCGCTGTTGGAAAGAATGTTGACCACGCGTCTGCAACGGATAAATGCGTTCAGTTCGTTGGGTTTGACACTATTTCCGGCGCTAGTTACACGTATGACCAGACAGGTGCAGGAACAGAAATCCTGACAGGTACGTCTGGTACGCTTACGCTCGACTTCGCTGGCATTGCTCAGACTGGCAGTCTTAGCGGTGTATTTGGTCATGCGGCTACGCAGACTAACTTAACGAACAATGACGTTTTCACTGTTTCAAGCCTCGGCGGGCACGCAGAAGGCGCCGGTGTTGGCAAGGAATCACGCAAGAGAGTCAGGCGGTTGAAAAACTGCACGCAGATTTTCCGTGAGCCCTATACCATCACTGGTACTGCACAAGCCTCTAAGCATTATGGCGGCGCAGAGCTTTCAAGGCTACAAGCAAGGAAACTTGCTAAAATTAAGGGAGACGTAGAGTGGGCTTTGCTCACAAATGGCGACATTTCCCTTGATGCAACCGCTGAGAATCCTCAGCGCACGTTTGCTGGCTTTGGAGTTGGTAAAGCTGCTGGTGCTGTCCAATCCTTTGATGGGTTTGATAACACTGATATGCAAATGAGCTATGCTGATGGCGACCTCGATGGCTTTGATAGTATACTGGAGAAAATATTTCACGATATGGTCTCCGGCACTATGAAAAAGACAGTGTTCGCATCCAACAAATGGATGAAGAAGCTAGTGTCAATGGCAAGAGGGGACAGTTCAACAGCGTTAAATGCGGAGATGGGTTCCTCAGAGACAGCAGGTCTCAGAGTTACCAAATACTACGGCCCGGTGGGAGAGTGTGAGTTTATTCCTCACCCCTACCTCAACGGCTCGTTGGAAAACTACGCAATCGCTATTGACTTCGGCAACTTCGAGTGGCGTCCGCTTAACGGTCGTGACATGAAGCTGCGTCCTGACATTGTGCAAGACGGTAGTGACGGTAGAACTGATGAATGGCTGATGGAAGCCGGCCCGGAAATCCGGAACGAGCAGACTCACGCCATTATGAAGCTCACTGCATAAAGCGCGGTTCTGAAGTTATCCTAACGTAACAATCAGATGGTTTATGAGCCGCCCCTTTTTGGGGCGGCTCCTCTGAACCTAAAGGACTATGGGAGATGCGATACCAAGAAGCTTATGAAATAATTGATGCGGGTTTGGTCAAGGCAGCCCTTGCTTTCCCCACAGCTGAACCATTAAAAGCACAGTTCTTTGACAGCAAAGTACAAGAAATAGGTATGCGAACAGTCAAGAAGAAGGACTCTGAGACTTTCACTACCACAGCGACACGAACATATACTTTTACTAATGCTAATGCATCTGACCAGATTTATAAAGTGGAGTATGACACTTCTGTTATACCCTTTGTTTCTGAGTCTAGAGTAAATACCAACGTTGCGGACGACGATGTGTCTCAAATTGGGTATTATGTTAAAGATGACAATTCTCAGTCTGGTGTAATTACGGCTGGAACAAGTGCTAATCCTATAGCGATGTCATCCGCCGCTCATGGTCTTAGCGATGGTGATTTTGTTTTTATTGAGGGTATTGTTGGTTTGAGACCGTCTACGGGAGAGCTATCTGAAATTAACGGTAGAATATTTGCAGTTACAAACACGGGGACTAATACCTTTACCATAGCGGTGAATGGAACAGGTGGTGTTGCTTATGCTTCTGGCGGTACTTGGTCTTTGAGAAACAAGAATATTATCTTTAATAAGCAAACGGATGCTGCAAAGACCCTTAAAGTTTATTATTATGCTAAGCCCTTGGTGAAGTCTAATGCTACTAGTAGAGTTGACCTCCCAGACCAGTTAGTACCGGCAGCTATTCATTATACGCTTGGGCATTTCCTAGCTCTTGATGGTCAGCTTCAAACGTCTTCTGGTCATAGAGGAATGGCGAAACAAATTGAGGACGAGTACACACACACCGTATCTCAACGTGAGGCAAACTACGATATTATCCCAGTACCACTACAGGACTTTATTTACTAATGGCTACTAATTTTATAACAAGGATTGAAGATTTAATAGGCACGGTAGGGGACGATACATTTCTCGGAGATGCTCTTACGGATGCTAAAAACGAGATAATTACATTTCTCAGGCCAGATATTCTTGCTCTCGTGGCGGCTGAGACCGATTTCGTAGCCAACGGAGAAGACTTGGATACATCAATGCTCGTTTCTGTGCAGAGAGAAAATGGGACGAACGATGAATATGTAGAGTGCAGACAAGTCCCGCCTCAAATGGAGCGTAAGGTATCTGATGTCAACAGTATGTTTTTTGCGACGAAGGAGACTCCTGTATTCTTTCAAAGAAAGGGGAAATTATACGTCTACCCGGCTCCAGCTGCTGACCCTAATGCTGGTAAGGTATATTATGTAACAACTAGTGCGTTAGCTGGTTCAGCCGAGGACATTGCCGATTTTCCGGATGAGTTAGTGCACGTGGTTGTTTTGGGCGCCTCTGTTCGAGCGCTACAGAGACTAATGGCTGACGTGAAGGGGCTTGTGTCCGCAGTGCCGACTTATAGCGCAGGGGTTATTGCTCGCCCAGACGCTCTAGCTATTGCTACTGTGGCATATAGCGACGCTTCTGATGACGATGCGTCTGCGTCATCTGCTGCTGCTGTGTCGAAAGCCGACATTAGTAGCGACATACCAACCTATACTATGCCAACTATTAGTGGTGAAGCCAGTGCTGGCGCCAGCGAAGTAACAGACGCTATTACAGCGGACGCTGGTCTGACAGATTATTTTGATTGGTGGAATGAGTTGGGAACAATGATTGAAACTGACGAAGATATTGAACTAGCACAAACACAGATACGCAAGATTCGTGCTTATGTCGAGGCGTATTCACAGTCTATGCAAAACCAGCTTAATGAATTTAATGAGAAAAACGTGAAGTATCAGGCAAACGTGCAGGCGGAAATCGCTTTACACACTAGCAACCTTAGACGAGCTCTTGAAAATGCTCAACAAGGTACAGCTGTTGCATTGCAGAACGCTCAGCAAACCGTGGCAGTTTCTTTGCAAAACAAAGCAAAAGCACTGGAGGCGGCTATTGCGCTCAATGAATCGCGTGTCGCCAAACACAGGTCACAGACCATAGAATATCAACACAGCGTGGGTGAGGCGGTTCAGAAATATGCTAACGATATACAGAAGTATGCAGCCGACGCACAGAGGTATCAAGCCCAGTACCAGTGGTATGCCGAACAGCAGAAATCATTAGATGCTAAATATCAAAGGGCTCTACAGCCGTTCGTTAATGCACCGCCGCCGCAACAGAAATAATGGCGAAACAGGTTCTAAAGATTGATAAATTCCATGGAGGAATTAGCAATGATGCTCATTCTAGGGACGTTGCAGAAGACGAGGTCGCTTCTGCATTTAATGCTGACTTTTCCAAAGTTGGAAAGTTAGCTGTTCTTCCTATCGGTGTATATCATGCTGGTCACGGCACCAACACCACTTACAACTCCAACATAGAAGAAGGTTACGGTCTTTTTCACTTTAAGAGTGATTTTGCCAGAGATGGGACTGTAGCTAAAACCAACTATTACGCTGTTGCCGATGCTACAAGTTATGAGGTAGATATTCGCGATGGCTCTAACGCGTGGGCGTCTAGAATTAATTGGAACTCAGATAACTTGGGGACGTTAAAGGCGGTTTATTATTATGCCGATGGTGCTTTGAGGGTGAGCGACGCAAATTTTACAGACAGCTCCTACAATAAATGGTATGGCAATGTTGGGGATTTACAAGGGGGTAATCTTGTCCTCTTTAAGAACGCATCTACAACACAGACTATAACCAAGGGATTTAAGCACGGCGCTTCTAAGGTATATAAACCGTCAGCTAGTTATTTTGATAGTGGGACAGTAGTTCCAACTTTATTGGCGTCATATAAACCAGCGCTACCGGGAGATGCTGCCGACATAACAGATGGTGGAAGCACTGGTACTATGACGGTTGAGAAAACTGAGGACAACATATATGACGGTGGAGTGACTACGTTACACACTAATACAATTTCCTATTCTGGTATTGACGCTGGGGTGTTAGATGGGAATGATAGCACGTGGGGTGTTGAGATAAAAGCGGGTAAGGCTGATTCTGTGTCTGGGGACACAGTATCTTGGGCTTCTGGCTGGCCTAGGACTTCGGTTCAAACTTATAAAGGGAGCGTAGAAACTAAGACTTTTGATTTGAACCTTGGTGCTAATACTATGGCTAATGGTGGCACCGACAAATGGGTTGTTCAGGTGAGGGGATATATAATAAGCGGAACAAATGCTAATCTTGTGCTTACTTGTAACGCTAATTCCATTCAGTATAATATGACCACTTCAGCAGAATCAGCTCACTCGGCATTAGGTGTGGGGAATATGCATGTTGGGTATATTTACGATGCCGACTCTGATGCCTATGGCTGGGACGCTGAGTGGCAGGTTGGTGCATCATTTTTATTCGATGTGGAGCCACACACCCAAGAGAGCCTCATATCTGTTATGGCTAATTCTACTGCGCCATCAACTAACTTTTTTACAGTGACAGGAGAAACCCATGCTCCAATTATGAGTGTGTTTGTGAAATATACGAGCGGGTGGAGCGATAGAATTGTTGGTTCGAGAATTTACATGAGAAAACGAGACTCGGGAGAGTGGCATCCGCAAGCTACGCTTGATTTTGTGGAGGGGACGGTAAAGTCCCACTCTTCTGGGGATGTTGTGAACTGTACTTATGATACAACGAACACTCAATATGTTTTTAGACTAGAGCGCGAGAACATGCTTTCGCCGGATTTTTCATCTACCTTTAGAGTAGAGTCCGGGTATAACGAAGACGAGGAGTCTGTGACAGCGCTTTTCAAAACAGCAACACTTTCAAGCCGGGTCGCTTATATAGGCAATGTTAAAATTCTAAAAGAAGATGGCACGACAGAGGTGCTAAGCGATACGGTGCTAAAATCAATTCCCGGTAAATTTGATATTTTCCCACTTTCCAATAGAATTGATGTTGCAATCAAAGACGGGGAAGATATTACAGCTCTTAATTCTTTTGCCAACAGGCTACTGCAGTTCAAACAGAATACTCTTTACATAGTGAACATATCTAGCTATGGCTCAGAGTATTTAGAAAGCAAGCATGATTTCATGGGGGTAGAGATACCGTCTGCGGTGACAGTTACCGAGTTTGGCGTGGCTTGGGTAAATAAGTTTGGATGCTTCTTTTTTGATGGGAAATCATCACCGAGAAATCTTCTTATGAAGGGGGGCCTTAGAAAGATTAGTGAAACTGATTGGACTGCTTTTATCAATGATGATTCTATTATAGGATATTCACCTAAAGATAAAAGGCTGGTTGTGTTTAGCACCGCCTCAAGTTCGTCCAACGATGCTTTCGTCTATGATTTTATTACAGCATCATGGACAAAAGGGGACGGAAGGCAATCCTCGGCTACTACGAATACGATAGTTGACCACAATGGAAGCCTTTTTTGGGGCGATAGCGATAATACTTATGGATTTCAAATATGGCAGACTGGTGCTTACGCGCACGGCACCTTTAATTGCACAACAAAAGATATTGATTTCGGTCAGCCCGCTCTCAGAAAGAATATCTATAAGGTATACGTAACGTACAAGTCTACAGATGGCTCGAACATACCAAAAGCAAAGATTTATTATGGGACAGACGGGAGTGCGGTATCAAGTACCTTTGCAACTGGTACTGGTTACGACAATACCGATGGTTTTGCTGCAAGCGCAACGTATACTACTGTTGAGCTGACTCCATCGTCTGCAATTAAAAATGCGAGGTCTATTCAGTTAAAGGTAGAAAAAAGCTCAGAAGCTAGTATTGACAGTGGTTTTGAGATTAGTGATATATCAATAGTATATCGAGCGAAGCATACGGTATGAATACAAACGGAGTGCAACATATTGTAAGTGAGCCCATTCTAAGGGGTGCGCCCGGAAAAAGAGATGGAACGGACGGGGATAAGCGCTATTCTTATGTTCCAAACAAAGGGTTATTTCATTTTGTTAAATACAATGGTCAATGGCATTCCAGCCCTTTATATGAGGAACATGTTGGTGCTATTACCAAGGCTGGGGTTAGCACAGAAAATATAACTTCTACCCACGATATACGTTTAGCGCCGGGGAAAAATGTAGAATTAAAAGAGAAGAGAGCTATAGGCACTGGTGAGTTTGATTCTGGATTCCTTAATGGCTCTGGTTGGAGAATGCGTTATGAGGACAATGAGTATAATTTAGAATGCGATAGTTTGACCGTGCGTGGAACAATGCACGTGTTTGAATTGCTTATCCAGCAGTTACGCGCCACAAATGGTACTGTCATTGTTTCATCAGCTGCTAAGGTTGACTCTACAAGTGGGTCAGCTGGGTCGGAGAGCATTACTTTTGATGACCCTTCTGGACATAGTGTGTGCCCTTTCTTGGTGGATGATATTATTCTGTGCCAGAGGGTTCGGCTCAGTGGTGGAAATATTGTGAAGCGGTTGGTTCGTAGGGTGCATACAGTAACTGGTGCTACGATAACTGTCAGGTCTGACCTTTCTGACCAGCCGGGTGCGACTGGAACAGTTGAAAAGGGCGATGACTTTGTAAGAATAGGAAACGTTAACGTTGTTGCCAGAAGGGGTGGTGTGATTATATCATCAGACTTGGCTGATGCTCCTTTTGTGGAGGTGTTTGACGGTGTGAGCAACTGGACTACTTGGATAGGGACAGATAAAACCAAGGCGAGGCTGGGACAGCTGAGTGGTATAAGTGATGCTGACGCAGGCTTGGACAATGATACAAAGTTTGGATTATATACCAATGATGTGAACCTGAAAGGACGCATACATGCTGTAGACGGTAAAATCGGTGGAGTGAATATTGAGGCTGGCAAGGTTTATGCGGGAACAGGAACTCACGGAGCCCAGAACACGGGGTTCTATGTTGATAGCGGCGGTGATTTTTCTCTTGGTAGTAAATTGGTATGGGATGCGAGTGCTAATGCTGGAGCTGGTGAATTAGCTATATCTGGTACAATAACAGCAACTACAGCTAACTGGAATAAAGACGCGACTACTACATTTACAAGTGCCGTTGGTTCAATCCCAACATCTATAAGAGCCGGTGATATATGGTTTACAACCGATACTTACAAATATTATATAGCAGCTGCCGCTGGTGCTACTGCAATCGCAAGTGGTCAATGGGTGCTAAGAGCTGACACTACTTATGACCAGTCGTCTATCATAGATGCGAAGGCTACTACTTATAGGGCTGCTGTTTTCCCAAATTCTAATTTGGTTGGCTATAGAGTGGGAGACATGTGGATAGATACCGATGATGGTGACAGGCCTAATACTTGTACGACGGCATATACTGGTGACGGCTCAACTGACCACTCAGCTAAATGGGTAACTGCATATACACAGATTAGTGGTGGAAGCATTACTACAGGGGCTATAGACGCAGATTTGATTACTACAGGGGCTATAGATGCAGATTTGATTACTACAGGAACCCTAGATGCAGATGTGGTAAATGTTACAAATGTTCTTGCTAGTAATATTAAAGCAGAGGGGACTATAACAGGAAGTACAATTAAATCTGGAACTGGCGATAAGCGCGTAGAAATAAGTCATGCAAATAATAATGTAGTGGTTTATAAGCAAATAGATGCTGGTCTTGGAAGTGAGGCATCTGTTGAAAGTGTAAAAATGGATGATTCTATTTTTGGAGTATTTGGAGGTATATCTGTTCAAGGTAATACAGTTAATACGAATGGGACTGGTGGTGGAGTTTATTACATGGATGGGCCGAGTAGTGATGCTTGGTATGTTGCATCTAAGCCTGTTGGTAGTGTGCACATGAAATTGACTAACACAGATGATAGTCAAAGCAAAGCAATAGAATTATCTCGCACTGCAAATCATAGTAGCGCCATGTATGGAATGTATATAAATGCGACGAATAGTGGGGCTGGTGATGCGATTGCTATTGGTGTAGTAGCAGGAGTTACTAGCTTAACAGAATTAAGGCTGTCTAGTGTAGCTGATTCAATTGATACTACACCTGATGTGCTGGTTCTTGGCAGTGGTGTAGTTGAGAAAAGAAGTCACGGAGGATGGACTGCCGTCACATTTAATACTGGATGGGAAGATTATGATACTGGTGCTTGGCCTTCCGCAGCATATATGAAAGATTTTGCAGATAGAGTGTATTTAAGGGGGTTGGTCAAAAGAGTGAGTGGGTCTGAAACACTTGTATTTACCCTACCATCAGGATACCAACCACATAAAAGGTGTATGTTTGCTGGTGCTACAGGTGGTGGGCATGCAAGAATAGATGTTTGGGGTAATGGAACGGTAACAATAGAGAGTACGTATGCTACTTATCTTTCTTTAGATGGTATCACATTTGATTTAAAGTCGTAGGAATAATGGCAGTTAAAAGGAAAACAGTAGAAGAGCTATC